GTCTCTGTTGCATAGACTGTTTGACAAGCTGCGAGAATAGCATAAGCCGCAGATGTAGCGAAACCATCTACATAACCGATTGTCTGAATACCTTTAGCTTTAAGTCCTCGGATTTTGTCTGTCAGGGAAAAAAGCCCCGAAGCTTCTCCTCCAGGGGAGTCTACATCAAAAACAAGCTGAGTATACCCACCTGCAATAGCACGGTCAATCTGCATAGAGATGTCTTGGTAGGAAGTCATACCGCTGGCTGCTGAAGCGTCTTTTGAGACTAGAGAGTCATAAACTTCAATCGTGCCTAATCTAGGAGACCCGATTGGGTGAGGATTATCAGGTCTATCTCTATAGACTCTTAGACTATTTCTTGGGGCTTTGTCCAAAGACTCTACATCATCAAAGAATAAAGGAATTGTAACTTTTTCTGTAATGAGACGTAATTTCGCTTCAGACATTAAAAGACAAGCCCCTTCAAGTCTGGTTAAAAGTCTTGCGTATTTCATAATTATTCCCCCTCTGAGGGTTTAGGTTGTTTGACGGTAGTATCAGATTTTACAGGTGCTTTTTCTTTATCTTTAGTTCCAGAATCTGCTTTCTTTGTGTCCTCCACTGTTTTCATCTTCTCAGGATTACTTGTCAAAGTTAAGTCAAGTTTTTGAAATTTCTTCAGAGCCTCAATGTGAGCTTCAATATCATCAACCCCTCTTTCTGCAAGCTTATCCTCAAATGTAGCCAGACCTGCTCTGATTTCTTCGATGTCCGCCTGAACATCTTTAAGTGGGTCAACCCAGTCATTCTTAGGGAACACAAAAGAATATTTACAGGAAGTAAACCTATTGCTTATATAAACTCCTCCGAGTTCTTTGAATCGTTTAACCAGTGGTTCTAAAGCTAGATTTATAAAAACCTGCTGTTGAATTATTGCAACGTCTTTTCTCATTTCAATCAGACCTGCCCGAATAGATGAGAAGTTTACAGAACTCAGGTCTCCTGTCATTTGTTCGTAGGTCAAACCCAGTGCGGACGCTATTGACCGGATTCTAGCTGTAATGAAGGCTACAAAATTATTACCGATATCTTCAGTCGTTGCAAATTTCAACTTTTCTCCATTACGAAAATAGTGAATCCCTCCAGGAAGAATAGTCTGAACTTGTGCGCTACGTCCCCCAGACTCCGGCTCTTCTGGGTCAGTCTCAGCATCCGATGTACCTAGTACTGGGTCTAAACCATCCTCTGTCTCTACAATCCAAGCTACAATCTGAGCGAGTTTTTGCCTCACTAAGGTTGCATCCATCAATTCATCAAGTTCGTACAGTGGCAAGAGAACACCAGCTAATTTTGGTATGCCTCTCCATTGCCCAGGTCTATCCCGTTGAAAAATATGCAGAACATCCTCCGCTGGAATTGAAACTCTCTCTATACTTTTCATACTGAGATTGTTTCCTGGGTATTCTTTCCAGAAATGATATTTAGTAGGTTTACCATAGGAGTCGAAAGTAATGCCTACCTTAGTATCGGTATCTACTGCGTAATTCAAATCAAGTTGTTCCGCCTCTAAAGTTTGTAATAACAAAGGAATTCTGCAATTTGGATTCTGCTTAAGTGTCATTACAGAAAAGACTTCTCCATTCTCAAAGAAGCTGGAAGCCCACAGAGTCTGAAGATTTACTAAATTCCCCCACCCATCAATAGAGGGAGAGCTAGCAAACGCATCCCACTCTGCCTGCACAGCTTTGTTATTGAATTTCACCTTTATCCCTGTACCAATCCAATGGGATATTAGTTTCCGTCTAGCTGTAATAGCTAAATCGGAGTTCCTGCAAAGATGGTGACTTCTCTGACGCAGAAATTCAACTTCCCTAACTGCAAGACTATCTGCTGTGCCTGATAGCAATCCTTTCTGTTCTAATCTAAATCCGGAGGTTGCCCCCTCAAAGGCATTCTGTTTATATCTTCTAGCCATTATACTTTCCTATGTCTGGTGTGACAGACGCTTGAGTTTCTGTAAACAGGTTTTTCATTTGTCCATGCAGCTATTAGTTTTTGAAGTCGGTCTCTCTCTTTCATTAACAAAGTCTGGTTTATTTCCTGGGAAGTGTAGTCTCTTCTCGAACTTCCTGTTCCGAGGGACAACCTAGATACTCTCTTACCTTTTAACAGTTCAGTCCAAGCAGTCTCCACTGCAACTAAATCTGTCTGAGCTTGTTCAAGTGTTAGCATTTTATAATCCTAAGCCAGGGGTTACGTTCTTTGATTGGTCTACAGGGAGTTTTAGTTTTAAGAGACTGTCCTCTACCTGTTTCCAGTGTTTTTCTTGATAAGTATGTAACTTTAAGCCATAAGAGGCATGAAGGTCAAGGACTTCACAATCAAAAGCCTCATTTCTTCGACCAGCGATAACTACAAAACGACTTGGATTTCCTTTTTCTCTTTCTGATAAAACCTGCTCTTCATAGTCCTCTCTAATAGATTCATAGTGATATGCCCTGTCTTTAATTCCAGATAAGGGAAGCTTCATACTCTTATCCCTGAAATCTTTAACTGTTAGGGCGAGTTTACGCAAAACCTCTCTCTTGGCTTTCTGTACCCCAACAACGTAGAGATTTACTTTCATAGTTTCATAGAGTTTCTTTCTTTCTCCTTTACTTGTATCTGCATCTGGGTCAGTAGGAAGAGTAAAAATCTCCCTAGAGGTCACCCCAGCAGAACTATCCCCTTTTGTTGCAAAAGTGTAGGGTTTGATTTTTGCTATCTTTTTCACCCACCCGTAGACAACGCTTGTCCAGTTTCCGGTATCTATAGACATTGCAGAAATAGGAACTAAGATTGGTTTTTCTGAAGTAGAAAATGCGTGAGGAATCCTAGAAAGGTATAGGTCTTCCAACTCATCCCAAACATAATCTGCTGGGTCTGGAGGATTCCCGAATATCTCCCCCCAGTAAATTTTCCAAACAATTCCATTCCTGCCTCTAGCATTGATGACAATTGCAAGCCTGTTAAGTTGAACGTCCACGCCCATTGTAAGAACGAGACCTCCAGGAGGTACAACCATTTCTGGGTAATTAAGTCTACACTGAATCAGGGTCTTAACATCCATACTGGAGTCTTTAGGTGCATAACTTAGACCCATAGAGTTATTCATAAAGGCTTTCATTTTCTCATCCTTGCCTTTCGTGAGTTCTACCTCGGCTTCCAGTTTTTTACTTAGAAGAGAAACCATAGAAGCTCCAGCACCAAAGGTACTCATGAGACTATTGAAGGCAAAACCGATAAAATGAGAATCAGCAGTAGCTAACCATCCTTCATCATGGTACTTGGTAGATTCTAAAAGGTTACTGTTTTTCTGCTCTTCTGTCCATCGGGCTTTGCAGTGAGGACACTCATAGTAAGCTGTCTCTGGGTCATAGATTCCAAACGCTTTACTGACGCGTTTATCTGGGTACACGTCCGCTTTCAGGTTGTCGAATCCGAATACATGAAACATCTTACACTCATGACAGATACACATGAAGACAAATTTGTTGCTCAGTTCATACGCATCATCGACGTTAGAAAATCCTTCCTCTACTGGAGTTCCCCCGTAGATTAATAGACTATTTGAAAAGGTTTTACAACGTTCAAGGAAGATATCTAGAGACCCACCCTGACCTTTTAAATCCCTAGAAAACCTATCCGGTTCTTCGGCAATTAAAAAAGGGGCAGAGGAACTTGTAAGCCCATTTACACTTCCTGCGGAAGAAAATTTTAACCATCCTCCAGGAAACTTAAAAAAGTCAAATCTACTTTTATTAGGGTCTCCGATTAAAGAAGATAAAATAGTTGAGTTTTTTACTGCTGGTCTCCACTTTTCCTCAGAAAAAGCTTTTCCTAGGCTTTCACAAGGAAATGCAATGATTATATTCTGGGGGTCATTAACTATTTTATTCTCTATAAAGAAGTTTACAACCTGAGTCCACCCAATTTGAGCAGACTTCTTAGCAATGATAACCCGCGTGTCTGGATGGTCTGCGTATTTTAAAAATGCTTTAAAGCAGGGAGTTCGGTCGCAGGAAACTTTCCCTGGGTTAGCTGTTACTTCTGAAGATAGGACTATATGCTTCTCTGCATAGTCTTTAGTTGATAGTCTTTCCGTAGGGAATAGTAGAGAAAAGAGTCTTCCAAGAAACCTTCTCTCTGTAACAAATTTTAAACTTGTTTCTTCACTCATCGTCAGATTCTCCTATGTCAATTTGTTTATTCATTTCAGTGTCTACAAAATTCTTCAACTCCTCTGAAGATTTAGCCATCATTGCTTTCCCTAAGTCTCTCCAGTGAGCTAATAGGTTATCTATCTCTGTTGCAGCCTCTGGGATTTTTCGTACAAGTGCATTCAACTGTCCTCGCATCAAAGTGAAATAAGGTTCAAATTCCAGTGCCAAGTCTTCTGTGTCTACAAGTTCTTCCCTTTTAACTCGCAGATTTAGCCACTCAGATTCTGTCTTTGCTCTATCTAGTTGGATTTTCTGTAACAAGCTGGCTTCTGCAACATTGTTTGCTTTTCTTGAAGCTCGATTTTCCAGATAATCTACATACCAAATTATATTATCTCTGTATGATGCTGCGGTTTCTGGAGGTAATTTCCCAGACTGTTTCATCTGATAGATTAAAGAGACATTCTTGGGTATTTTCCAAAGCATTCCAGATAAAATGGCAGGAGAAGCGGGGTCATCTAAGTTTATAGTCTGCCCTGAACTATTAAAGTGCTTAGAATTCTCAATTTTATCGCGGTTCATTGTTCACCTCTTGTATTTTTGGATTAACTTTTCTATTATATATCCTTTTAATGGTAACTTTGCAAGGGGTTAAATATGGCTGAATTATACAGATTTACAGACGGGATACAGAGTATAGGTTTCTCCCCTGGTTTATTTTCAGAAAATTGGAATGGCACTAATTTCATAGCTACTGCAATTTCTAGGTCAGCTTTATCTATCACGGGAAACCTTGTTAAGAATCAAGTAACCTTCACTTTCCCAAGTACAAATGAGTTTGCGAGACGGAGAGTATTTGATATGCCTGGGGAAAAATGGGGTGTAGAGATTTATGAAGATAAGACCCTCCTCTGGACTGGGCGAGTTATCATGGCTTCCTTAGCAGGGACAAAAATAACCATAACAACTGATAGTACAGAAAGACGTGATGCAAGAAACCCTACTGGTGCTAGATTTGCTTTGCATTGCTGGAAAACTCTCTACTCTGAAACTTGCGGAGCTATAAAAAATAATTTTAAAACAACTTTAACTGCAATACCGAATGGAACTTCAGTAGAGATTTCTATCCCTCAAGAATTAAACAGATATGCTGGAGGGATTATAGAAAAAAACGGGGAGAGCAGGAAAATAGTTAGAAATTTTGGAACTACTTTAATTATTTCTTCTCCTTTTTCTAACAACTCTACTGGAAGTGCAGATATTTTTCCTGGGTGTAATTTAACCAGTATCCATTGTTTAGGATTTAACAATATTCTAAATTTTGGTGGTTTTGAATACATCCCTTTAACTAATCCTACAGAAAGGAGCGGATTATTATGAGTAGGTCACTAGGTGAACAAGGGTTAATCTTCTTTTCAGGTGGCTTGCATTTTTTAATGCAGAAACTGATGAAAACTAAAGAAAAGGTAGAACCTCCAGAGGAGCTTTCTGCCCCTTCAGTAGAAGACGGTGTGAATATACCTGTCCTATTTGGGTCTAGGATGATAAAGTCTCCTCTCATAGCTTGGTGGGGAGATGTAGGTATTACAAAAGTCCAAGCCCCAACAGGAGGTAAGAAAGGATGAGAGCTAAAACACTAGAAGAAGCGGTGAATGAAGTCAACAAAACTATCACCGTCTCTGATGCAAGAGACTATTTTGGAGGGTGCATCCCTGGATGGAAAGGGTTTGCAGAGACCTATGGATTTGACTGGAAAACTGTACTTCGTTACGGGCTTTCTGCAAAAGACCTGTTAGCTACTGGAGACGAAATGGCTAAAAGCTTAGTAGAATCTGTATATAAACGTGAGGATTTATTATGAGTGGAGGAAAGAACCAAGGTCAGAAAATATCAACATACTATGTAGGTATGCACATGGTATTGTGTTCTGCACCTATAGATTTTATCGGTTTTGTCAGGGCAAAAGAGAAAATTATCAACACTGCTCCAATTGTAGGAACATCTGACGTATTTATTGACCAGTCAGAAATATTTGGTGGGCTTAAGAGAGAGGGAGGGATAAAGGGGCTGATTAGTTTTTTATTCGGTTATCCCGACCAATTACCGAACCCCTATCTCACATCAAAATTAGGTCTAGTCCCTGCATATAGAGGAGTCGTATCTGTAATCCTGAATAAAATCTATATCGGTACAGGGTATTATATGCAGAACTGGAGTTTCTTTGCTACTCGTGTAAATGTCAGGGAAAAAGGACAAACTCAATGGCATCCAGCGTATGCTTGTCCTCAGCTCCCTATAGACCTGACATATAGTTTCACCTATACAGGTTCACAGGATAGACCAGAGTTATTTGGATTAACCACTGCCCAGGTAAAAACTGGATATTATGTAATAAAAGGAACTAATGTATGGGCAGTTCTTGATGACTCGAAACTAAACCAAGCATCGGGATTTAGTTTTGCTCCTATAGTTTCTTCAATGGGGTTAATAAATGCAGTTCACGTTATTCGAGAATGTATTACTGATTCTGAATGGGGTATTGGAGAGCCTGAAGAGAACATAGATGCTGCGTCTTTTGAGTTTGCAGCAGAAACTTGTTACCTTGAAGGTTTAGGATTTTCTTGGTTATGGGATAAAACAAAACCAATTAATGACTTTATCTCTGAAGTCGCAAATCACATAAATGCAGTAGTTTACCGTGATAGGAAAACTAATAAATGGAAAATAACACTGATTAGGAAAGTAGAAAACTTATCTACATTGCCTGTAGTAACCTCGGCGCATGTCCAGAAAATATCTAAATTAAGTAGAAAACAGCTCCATGACCTTACAAGTCAGTATTTACTGAAGTATGAATCTAACATTACTTTTAAAGAAGCTTCTGTCAGAGTCTCTGACCCTTCTTTAGCATCAAGACAAGGTAAAGAGGTTTTAACCTCCGCTACTTTTTCTGGGATTGCAACTCCTGGAGTAGCTCAGGTAATTGCTGAAAGAGAACTTATGATTCTTTCTGCTCCAATTTACTCAGGGTCTTTAGTAGGGGACAGAACCTTAGCTGATTTAAATCCAGGAGATGCGTTTATTTTAAAAGCGTTTGATGCGTTAGAATCTGACTTGGTTCTCAGAGTTGTATCAATAGACCTAGGAACTATATTAAAAGAACCAATTACAATTGAATTTACTGAGGATGCTTTTGCCGCAACTGCTGGAGTATTGTCTTTAGAAACAGGGACAAAGTGGACTCCTACAGATACAACTCCAACCCCAGTAATCTATCGGAAAATATTTGAAAGTCCTTATTATGTTCAGGCTCTAGAAAAAGGAGATGCAAATGCTCAGGCTATAAGCCCTCTTATTTCTTTCATCCGAGCAACTGCGGTAAGCCCTTCAGGAATTGCTATTAGTTCTGAACTCTGGGATACTGCAAGCACGATTTATTCACTGAAGAACGAAATAGATTTTCAATTTTCTGGCGTACTTACCACTGATATTACAAAACTCACAACTATACTACCTGTAGGGGGGTTAATTGATGAAGTAAATCTTACCATAGAGTCTTTTTTGTACCTCGAAGAGGAATTACTGTACGTTGATGACTTTGACCTGACTATGAACACTATTACAGTAAAACGAGGAGTCTTAGACACCGTTCCTAAAATCCATTTAACAGGTAGTCGGTTTATAGCTATAGCTTCAATTCATTCCAGTGACCCTACGGAGTTTGTTGTTGGAGAAACTGTATCTGCAAAATTATTAACGCAGACCTCGGACAGTCTCCTAACACTTGCAGAAGCTCCAGTAGATTCCGTAGATTTAATTGGAAGAATGCACTTACCTTATCCTCCAGGAAATTTTCAACTCAATGGGGTTAGCTGGGCTTCGGATGCAGGCGATTCAGGAAATATGTTATTCACTTGGGCTTCAAGGAATCGGTTTCAACAAACAACCCTTACTGTACTTGATTATTATGCAGGCAGTGTAACTTCAGAACCCAATGTCACATACACGCTTGACCTGCTACTTGACAGCGATGATTCAATTCTTTATTCTTACACAGGTACTGCATTATTAAGAGAGGTAACTATTTCTGACTTACCAGCAAATTTGGTGTACCCTGCTATAGTAAGAGCAGAACTTATATCTCAGAATGCAAATGGGAAATGTTTTCAGGCAGTAGTAAATGTATTCACTCTCCCTCAACCTGTCTTTAAAGCAGAGGATAATGTCACTTATTTCTCTGATGAAGATGGAACAACACTTTTCGGAATTTAAAAATGGCAATAACAAAACTTTTTTATATAGGCTCAGAGTTATCCGCTCCCCCACCTTTTGCTAGAAGATTCTTTATAGATTCTACCAATAAACGAGCCTATTTGTCTCTTGGCACATCTGCGGCTTCAGATTGGAAAGAACTTCAACAGGTTCAACATACTGCTGTTACTACAGCGGTAGACACCACCCTAACAGCAGATGACAATGGGAAGATAATCGTCTTATCTGGGACACATGTGGATGTTACTCTTCCTGCATCGAGTACTCTTGTTGTCGGATGGAAAGTAACCCTTGCAAATGAAAATGCTTCTTCTACCCAGGCTAATAACGTCTCTCCACATACAACTACAGCAGCAAGTACCCCAATAGGGAGATACAATATTCTGGTAAAGCGGGCTGGAACTGACACAGTTGCTAGAGTTTCTACACAGTTTAATGGGGTCGCACTGGTAATCCCGCCAAGAACTGTAGTAGATATTTGGTACACTTCTTCTGGACGTTTCGAAGCGGCTGCAAGTTCTACAGTTGGCTGGAAAGATATGCCAGTTGCTCCTTACTCTCCTGGACTTGCAGCAAAAGACCCAAATCTTACAACCATAGGGTCTTCCTTTATGAAGGGTTGGGAGTTTACAGACGCAAATGCTGGGGCAGAAAAAGAAATCTATTACTCTATTCATGTAAATCATGATATAGTAGCAGGAACAAAAATCTATCCTCACGTTCACTGGAATTCTGGGAATACCACTGCAACTTCTGTAGTTGGCTGGACTTGGACGTATGACGCAGTAAAAGGACATGGACAACAGGCTATGAGTGTAACAGGTACAACTATTTCTGCTGCTACGACTCTTAATGGCACTGCTTACACTCACTATGTAACAGAAACCTCAGATGCAAATGCAATCCCTGCTACTAACATTGAACCAGATACAATCATCTATTTTAAGTTAATCAGAGACAGTGCAAATGCAAACGGGACTGGAGATTCCCTCGCTGCGAGCGTATGGCTTACTTTTGTAGATGCTCATTATTTATCGACTGATGGCGGGACACCTCTTAAAATCCCTCCATTTTACCTTTAATTCTAGGAGGAAGTATGGCAACCCCAGAAAATCATGAGTGCCCTGTAATCCAAAATGGGTTTAGAACCGAGGAGGAACTCAGAGCATTAGCTAAAGAAGTTTTCCTTGAAGAAATCCGACAGATATTTACAATCTATCAGGAATCCACAGCAGCATTCTCCGAATCCCACAGATTGGAGCATGACTTTATCAAGAAACTGATAGAACATCAAGCACATAAAACTAAATTCTATCATGACCTCAGTAAACAAATTACTGGCTGGGGAGTGATAGGTTTAATCGGAGCTATAGGTGCTTGGGTAATGGACAATTTGCATCACACCACAAAATAATATTTTCGCATAGTTGTGGCTAGACTATGCGAATTTTTAATCTCTAACAGGAGAAAAATCATGCCAGATAGAGTAAAAACAATTGAAACTTTACTGAGGGAACTTATTACAGTGATTGCCACTGGAGGTACTGGAGGTACTGGAGGTACTGGAGGTACTGGAGGGTCTACAGATATTGCCACAGAAACTACATTAGTAGAGTTGTCTGCAAAATTTGATACTGCCCCCTTAGGAACTCCAGTTGATGGAACAGACACTGGACTTATTGTGAATAGTGTAATCCACGGCAAGACAACAGCAGGTGGGGATAGCTTCGTAGATGTGAAAGTGTCGCCTAATGGGGCGTTGACCACAGAAGTATCTGGAGTAGCCACAGAACTAACTTTAGCAGATGCTACAAGTGAACTTCGAGCTATAACTCCCCTTCAGGGCAGAATTACTACAGCAGTCGAATCTCTGCTTGACGAACTTGGAGGCGTGAACGGAATCTTATCATCTTCTGAAACAGAACTCTCTAATATCTTCAACACTTTAACAGATATAACTGCTAAATTAGACCTTCTCTCATCTATAGCACCCTCATGTTCTGTAACCTCAATTACCGCAACTGCTAGTCCCACTACGTTTTCTATTGGGCAGACCAGACGATTATTCACTTGCTCTAATAATGCAGACCGAGACTTGTATCTAAGTTTCTCAGACATAACTGCTTCTAAATTGACGGCAGTTGTTACCATTCTCCCTGGTGGCTATTATGAGATGCCAAAGCCCTGCTATTCTGGACAAATTTTAGGTGTTTGGGATAATAGCCTAGGAAATCCGATTGGAACTGCTGTACTGACGGAATCTCTTTAGATTCTATTTCTGGTTTCAATATTCAACTCAATTTGAGGTATAATCATGCCATTAAACAATCCTAGTCATCCAGGTACTCAGTCTCCTGGACTTATCCACTTAGTGGAGTCCTCTGAAGCAGATTCAGCTATCCGAATAGCCCCGAAAACCTCCTCGGACTCCAACCTTATCTTAGGAGACGGGGCAGGTATTTTAGCCAGTCAATCTTGTTCAATAGTCAACAGTGACCACTCTGCTGTGATAGTTTCCTCCTCCAAATCTATAAGCCTAGGAGGTTCACACCCTATCATTGACACTGCTGAAAACTCAGTTGTTCTTGGAGGTCAATCTTCAACTATCCAGAGTAATAACTCCGTTGCCCTTGGCTATGGAGCTGTTTCCATGACAGAGAATTCCTTAACAATTGGAGGAGGAAATGCTCTACTTAGTGGTCAATTGGTTATAGCTTGCACCTCTCAATTGCTGACACTCGGACTTACTCAAGGAAACTCTCAGGTTTTTCCCCTTGGGTTGACTGATAAACAAGCCTCCAATCTACTGGACTTTTCGGCAAAAGCTCTTATAGAGATTATTATTAAAAGTGATAACAAACTTGAGGGACACTCTTTAAAAACTACTGTATCTAGAGAAGGGGACGGTAGTGGGGTTGGGTTCTCAATAGGTCATCAAGAAGAGAATGCGGTGACCCCAGTTGATTTCTACTGCACCTTAGTAACATCTTCATCTAATCAGGTTTTAGGGCTTGAGATTACCAGGGTTTCTGGTACGTCGGAAACTGTAGAGGTAGGAGTTTCGAGTTTCTTCACAATGCTTGTAGCTCCTCCACTACCTCCTCCCCCACCTCCTCCCCCTCCCGTAGAAGTCGGATTTTATCTAGACCCTATCTTAGGGTCTAACACCACTGGGAACGGGTCTATCTCGAATCCCTATGGACGACTTGACGAGTTTATTGCTACTCCAGGATTATTAGAGAAGGTAAGTGAAACTGGGGTAGTAACCTCAGCGGGCATCATAAAAGGAGGTGATACTTTATTACTAAAAACAGGATATCACGGAGATATCTCTCTCAATGTAACTTATTTCTCCTCTGCCTTAACAATAAAAGCCGCCTCTGTCACAGATTACCCAAGAATCGGGTCTTTTAAGCTGAAAGCCGGTTCAAACATTGTACTTGACAGGCTAGAGGTAAATGGGTCTCTTGGGGCAGACTTAAATGCAGCAATCCCGATAATTCAGATAGCGACCTCTACAAACGTAGCTCAACAGTCTCAGAATATAACAATCAAGAACTGCTACATAACTTCCGGTTCTGGTTATTCAGCTTGGTTGACTGCTGACTGGACAGCTAAGAGTAAGACAGGTATAAATATATCTGCAAATGCCTCAAACATAACTGTAAAAAACTGTGAGATAATTGCAACCAAGATTGGCATCAACACCCTCAACAACAATGCTGTAATTGAAGGGAACATTGTAGAGTTCTGGAGTCAAGACGGTATCCGAGTTGCAGGAAGCAATGTTATGGTTAAATACAACTATGTCACTAACAATGTCAGTGATAATGGGAATCATGATGATGCAGGGCAGATGTACAGTTTAACAGGAAACTCCAATGTAACCTGGTTAAAAAATATTTGTCTGGAAAGGACAACAGCAGCTAATACTTTCATTACAGGTACTCAGGGTTTTGGTGGCTTTGACGGTGTTTATACCAATGTAAGAATAGAGGGTAATGTTTACAAAGGTAGTGGTATTCACGGGGTAGCTTTATATGATGCAGTTAATAGCTTTCTCATAGATAACTTTGCTGTAGGTTTCAACGGTGTTGGGGGTCGGGTTTCTCTAGGTACAAAAGTACCTAACCTTAATAGTGGAAATACCGTTACAGGAAATACAGCAAACTTAGTCGACGCTTCTATTGACCCTTCAGCTATAGTAGCTAACAATACTACCTTGGTCTACCCAGATGAGACAGGGTTTAGTAATAGATTAGCTGCTTTACAGGCAGAGATAAGCTCTTTATATGGAGCTACAAGACAATTGACAGGAACTTCAAGATTTTAACTGTTCCCTTTTAATCTCACAGACTCCTAGAATAACTAGGAGTCTTTCAGGAATATTATTATGACTATTTCAAGAATTTATACAAAACCAGACACTGGAAACCTAGCTCTCCCTCAAGGAGATGGGACAGTAGCTAAACTGACAGACATCCCACCAGCACCTGTGATTCCTCAAAGTATCGAACACTACAGAGGCACTGACCATACAACTGTTGTTAGTCCTGTTGCTGGAGATTATACAGTAGAAGGGTCTACAGTAAGTCGAACTGGAGGGGTGTGGGTATATTCAGGTGCAGTCTGGTTACCTATTCAGAAGTCTCGGGTTTTTGTCCCTTTTCAAATAACCTCCTCAACAAGCGCAGACCATAATGGCAGCTATTACACCAAGGCTTCCCCTTGTAACGGGTATATAAAAACTGTGTCCGTCAATTTGAGTGAAAACTTCGGACTAGCTACCACAATTAGACCTCAGATTCTTAGAGCTACTTTTGCAAATAATAACTGGGGTTTTGTGGTCGAGGACTTGACATCCTTTCCAAATCTTGGAGAGCAGACACTCCCTAACCCTGTTGGGGGGAAATTAAGTTCAGAGATTTCTCAAAATGCAGCTCCCCTGATAACTGTCTCTCCTTCAGATAGGTTAGCTCTTTATGTGTCTCAGAGACCTACATACCTTGATGTGATTCTGGATGTGGTCTTTGAATTAGAAGCCTTCTAACCCCAGTCCCATCCATCCCCTAGCCCTCCCAGTCCCTCCAGTCCCGCTATCCTTTCTGCCTCAGACACATGGACGTGTCCTTCCTCTCTTTCTCTCGGTCTCGGTCTTCTTTCTTTTCCTCCAGTCTCTGTCTCCTCCTCTGCCTCTCTTCTTATCTCCTTATTCTTCATCCTCTCTGCCCATTTCTTCCTCCATTCATCATTCACAGTGTATCTTTTAGTCTCTGCCTCTTCCAATAGAATTTCTGGTTTAGTTTCTTTACTTTCTGGGTTTATTAACATTTTCTTTCCTCTTCTCGGTTAATTCTTCACATTACTGATAGATTTTTATGCGAAGATTTTATGAATTATGTGTTCTATGTCCCCCTGAAGGAGTTTAAAATTCTGGTGAACACTGGTTTAGTATTTAGGCGGTTTTTGAAGTCGTGCAGAGAGTCTGGGAGGGCGTGTTCTATATCCGCATCCGCCTAACGCTCAGGGAGTACCTTTTACAACACAAAAGCCCCAACGGGTGATTAGTCCATTGGGGTCAGGTTGTTTGATGCCGTTTATGTTATCAATTTTCTTGACGATTCATCAAACTTGTGAGGATTGGGAGTGCAGTATCATAATCAAGTGTCGTTATCATAAAGTAATCCTCGCTTATGAGCGGGTTAGCTATGAGGTGGGGCAGTATATTATCGAATTGGGTGGCGGTCAATGTGGCGTGTAATTGGATGACAAAATAAGATGGTTCTGTGGCAATGATGGCTTTAATAGCGACAAGTTTATTGAGAACAATAAGGTCAAGGAAAAGGTCATGATTACGGGCTGATAGATTATTGTGATTTATGAGTGATTGCTGCTCTGTGAGGAATCCGCTAAGGTTTAAGTCAGTGATGGCGATGATTGAATGGTCACGATGAGAAGATGGAATGTGCAAGGTTGTAAGTGATGGGTAAGTACAATCAGCTTCTTGGCTGTCAATGAAACTGTCAGTAACAGCGAAAAGGATGGAATGATTAGTTGCGCTGATTAAATTGGCTGAGGTGGATGACATGAGGATGTGGGCTGCATGAATGAGGTGGTTGTTTATAATTGTGGTCATGATAATTTTCTCTATAAGTAAGTAATGGGGGCATCCTTTCCTATAC